GGATCTGAATAATCCGGCTCATGCTAGAACCTTATGTCGGATATGGGGAACTCTTGAATAGTCTGTGCCGGGCGGTCAGCGCCGTCAATGTTGATGGCAACGCGCATCAAGCCGCCACGCATATTTTCCGCTGGTGCGCCGTATGCTTTCTGATGGTAATAGTCGCCCTTGGTAATTTGATCTGTCACTGGTTCGGCAAACTCAGCCGCCAATGCTGTTTTCAGCAGACGCACAAAATATGGCGGGAATATGGCCTCAGTCGGTCTGAACTGGTAGTCAATCCAAACATCTTCATAGTTTGTGTAAAGACCAAGGTTGTAAATCTCAAAATCACGCACGGGCTGTGCGGCAACAGCGCCAACATTAAATACGGCCTTTGGGTTTCCAAGAATGTCGCCGGGCAGTGCGTAAGTATATTTCCATTCATTGATTGGGGTGCTAGCCAACCGGGCCAGCTTTACCTTTTTGACAGACCAGCTAAATGGGTACTGCATCAAGATAGTGTCGCGGATATCATCATACAGTCTGTCAGCGACTTGCGCTTCATCTGTACCCGTTGCAAATGACGAAAGGGGCGCGGCCCCCAGCATGATCAATGCCTCAGAACATATAGATAGTTTGGTATCGCCCTGCGCCATTTACCTACTCCAATAAGGGTAAGAGGGGCGGGCCTGGCCCGCCCCTCTAGGATTAGTCGGTGTCGGTCATGCTGATAGCTGTGCCATCAGTCACATCGACAACACCAGCCGCATTTGACGCAACCATAACAATTGACATTGTTGGTGTTGCGCTGTCATGCACAAAGATCACATCGCCGACTGCCACAGTATCTGACAGGTCATTGAAATAACCAGATGTGTTAACAGTCGCAATCGCGTCTGCTGATGTGTAAGTGTAGATTGATGGCGCGTTGCCTGATTTAGCGGCACCAATCACATTCCAACCGTTTGCAGAAAAAGCCATTTTTTATCTCCTTTCCTACTATTCGGTGCAAGAAATCTTGACAATGCCCTCATCATCGATGGCGACTGCGCCAGCGCTGAACATAGAAGAAACCAAGAAGCTGGTTTTTTCTGGGACATAGTTGATTTCAGATTTTTGGTTCATGCCGATACCCATACCCATTGCATCCTTATGGAATGCAAAGCATGTGCGGGTTGATGGCTTTGGCAAGCCACCTTCGTCACGATCACCAAGGGTGATGAACTTGAAGCCCATAAAGGTGTCAACTTCACCAGAAACGAGAGCCTTGACAGTTGCAAAGTCTGCGCTTGTGATTTCAGTTTCACCTAACATGCCAGCCAAGTTGTTGGCGTGGATGATCATGCAACGGCCTTCTGATGGAACATTGTTGGCGTCAAGAAGCTTCTTAGCTTCGATCAGCTTTTCAATGTTCATGTTTGTACCAGCGCCACCAATCGTAGTCGCAACGGTCAGTGTTGTTGCTGATGCGTTAAGGGCATCAATAACCAACTGATCCATCCGGCGTCCGATAGCATTACCAACTACCTGTACCAATTCACGGCGCTCGTCAAAGTTGACTTTCTGCTGTGAAAAGATATCGCTGTATTCTGCGGCGATGTAGTCAGACATTGTGGCTGTGACTTGTGAGTAAGTCACGTTCAATGGTGTTACGTCAGTTTGCGGTACGCGAACTGTTGCGGTGCCTTTTCCGATTTTCGGAAACTTCACCTGATTTCCTTCAACGTTTGTACGCTCGCGAGTTAAGCCAGCCAGTGCGCGTGAGGACTGATAGGCTTGCTTCACTTCTGCGTCAAAAAGCTGAACGAATGCTGAAGAAATGCCTACGGCCATTTTCTTGTCCTTTCGTTACAAAATTAAAACGATTTAACGCCAAACAGGTATCCTTACGGGCTGTGGCTTGGGCATACACGCTACGCCCCCAAGCGTTTGCGACAGGTCAAAGGAATGATTATCTGTCAAGGGTGATTTTATAGAAAAACACGGCAATTGTAAACAACTGCCGTGCTTAGATTAAATGGCTGAGTATTCTTGGGTGCCATACACCTGCTCAAACATTTTCTCAACCTTGGCCCGGTACGCCGGGTCAGTGTTATACTCAGGCTTGCCAACCATAGCCACCAACTCTTCTTTTGATGGTGCGCCGTCAATCGGGCCAACCTCAACTGGGATAGGCTTGTCACCGTAGTAACTACGCACTTTCTGCAAGGCGCGTAATCCTTGGGCGGTGCCGCCCATAATTTTGAACTCTTCAAAGTCAGCATCTGACCAAACGCCTTTACGAACCAAGCCAGACGCCCAGTCGGTCATCGACTTAATAGTTTGGTCAGCGTTATTGCCAAGCTTTTCATATTCTTCTTTATATGAGATCTCAGCTTGCTGACTTTCGCCTTGAGCCATTTCAATGAACGTCCCAGCCAATTGCTCAAATGCCGCTTGGCTGACACCATTCTCTTTTGCCCAGTCTCTATAAACATTATAAAGAGGGTCATCGTCACTAATCCCGGCCTCTTCAAAAATGCTCGTGTCATAACTCTCAGGGGCTTTATGTTTTCCCTGACTAAACTTTTTTTGCAGTTCGTTATATGACTTAACAAGGTTTTCAAGATCCGGGCCATCATCATCATTCCAAAACTTTTCGGGATACCACTCTGGCCGCGCCAGTTCTATTTCTTCATCCTCTTTGGCAACAGTGACATCATCAAGTGATGGCTCATTGTCAGGTAGTTGATGTGAAATAGTTGTTTCTTCAGCTTGCTGTTGGTTGTCGTCACTCTCGACTGAGGCTTCGGCCAACAGACCGTCTGTGTCGTTCATAGCGTCCTCGCTCTGTTCATGCGTCGCTCAATTTCTCTGACCAAACTATTTTGGCCCTCTCTGGCATAACCGTGGCTGGCATCCTCACCGGGATACCACGTTGGCTGTTCGATTGTTAATGATCGCAGATGGGTGAGCAACTTTTGCCCATCGTCACTGCCAAAGACACGAAGATAAAGACGATCAACATCATCTTTATCAATTTGCTGTTTTTCCGCTATTGACGGGTCTACTGACTGTAGCCCTGCCCAACCGTCCGGGTTCATTTACGCCATCCCTTCTGGTGGTGCCTCTCCCTGAACTGGCGCACCACCCTCTGCTTGTGCTTGTGCCTGCATCATCAGCGCGGCTTGTTCCATCATTTGCTGACGCTCTTGCGGCGTAGTGCGTAGATCCGCTGGCACACCCAGTTTGTCAGCCACATAGTCTGCAATAGATCCTGTCTTGACAGCCATCTGACCTTCGGGGCCAAGCGCTGATGACATCTGCACCCACTGCATAATCTTTTCTATATCGCCCATATTCTGTGCTTGTGCAATAGGGCTGACAGGCGTGACTTTTACCTCTAGCCCATTGACGCGCAACGGCATCTCAATCAGGCCGCGCTCATCCATTACATATAAAATACGCGCAACCAGCGGCACCATAGTTTCTGTAATTAGACGGCCAAACGCTGACCCAAGGTTTTGCGCTAGTTCTTTCATGCGTTCTGCAATCTCTGTGGCAGACCGGGCCGACATATTGTCAGGCGGCAGTGTGTCGTCCAGCAAGATCTTTTTGACGTTCATGCGTAGGTCATTAATCACGATTTGCGACACATTAAAATCACCAGATCGCGGCATCTGACGTAGGCTTTCGCCTTGTGGGCCACCGTTACGCGCAACCGGGATAATGGCACCCGGCTGGATGCGGATGTTTTGCGGGTTCAACACGCCGTCATCAGCCGCCGTGTAGACGCCAGCAATGGACAAACTGGCATTCTTCAACAGTAATTCTAGCGTCTTGTTCAGCGTCTTGATGTCTGGGATGGCAGTGACCAGCGGCCCCCGGCCATACACCTCACCCGCCACTTTCATGTACCGGGCTACGATCCAAGGCGATGATTTCATGCGGCGCATAAGCAGGCCAGCTTTGCCCTCTGCCCAGATCACATGATAGCAATAGTCGCCCTTGTCTGGGTCATACAGTGTAGCCTCAACCAAGTCGATTTCCTGAGTGGGCTTATCGTCAATCATGCGCTGTAGGCGCTCTGGTATATCGGCGTCCTGCCAATGCTGTTTGATGGCCTCGCCTTTCAAACGCATCCGGCGATAGACATTGTCAACCTTGCCGTGTGCGCCCTCTTCAATGCTGACCAGATACTGTGGCACGGCGGTAAAGCGAATAGGCGTCATGTCATCGCCGGGCTGTACCAGCATGACGGCGGTGCCAACGGCTAGGTCAAGCAAAAACTCACCCATAGCCAAATCAAAGTTAGACTGGCGCAACAGGCTAAACATTGTGTCGGCGTACATGTCCAAGGCCATTTGCGCTTCAAGGCGGCGTTCCTCTGGGATATCCGGCCCCGGCTCTAGTCGGCACCACGGCGCGTATGGCGGGAATAAGCCAGACTGAATGCGGTTGGCGAAGCGCTGTGTCGCGTTGATGGCGGTACTGTCGAACACCCGCGCCATTTTGTTTTGCCCCGGCGAACCGCCGCCCTCGTAATAGCCATCATAAAGATTGCGCTGTGGCAAGCCAAACTCATAGCAATCCTCATAGATCTGCCGCCAGTTGTCTTTGCGGCGCTGGGCCACATCGTGGCGCTTTAGGATATCTTCAACGCTATGCATTAGCCTTATTCCTTTTGCTTATAGCCGCCGCTTTCGACTTGGCGTCTGCTTTTGAACTAGCGCCCCAAGCGCGAAGTGATAAAAGCAGGCGCGTTGGCTTGCCTTTTTCGTCACGCTCCGGCCCCGGCATGTTGCCCATCCGGGCTAAAAACGATGCCCGGCGTGGGTTGTCGCCGCTCTTGACTGGCGCTTTAAGGTTCATGCCCTGCGCCCTAGCAGACGCACGGCCCTTTTCATTCAGACCGCCCTTTGGGTTTTTGCCCTCAGACCTTTGCCAAGCCGGACTAGCCACGCGCCGCCCTCATATTGTCAATCAGGTTTGGATATGGACGGCCAGCTTTTTTGGCCGCTCTCATCGCGCTACGTTTCTTTGCGGAACTTAGCGCCTTTGGCTTACCAAGATCCTTCGGACGTTTTTTGTCCCAAACTTCTTTAGCCATTACTTACCGTACCCTTTACCTTTTTTCTTAGGCATAATCTTTTTTCCTTGCCATTTTGGTTTTCATGTTGGCCTCAGTAACCCGGCCACCAGTCTGCCGGGCGTATTCTTTAGCCGCTTTCATGCCAGCCTTGCTGTATGCAAAGTGGCGGGTCTTTCCATCTTTTGATACTACCTTTGGCATTTATACCCCCAGTCTTGATACGTTTGATAATAATGATCTGCTAGCAAGTTGTGCAACGCCAGCCTTGCGCCGCTTCACACGCTCTGCCTCAGTCTCAATAGCTAGATCAGTGCGAATAACCTCTTTGGCCTTTTTGGGTTGTTCTTCTTCGCCACCCAAACCAGCGCCAAAAAACAATGGCGCACGTTCCCCGGCCCCGCTTTCACGGGCGGCGGCGGCTTCTCTAGCCCTATCCTTCGCAGGGTCACGGCCAGTTAATTGACCAGACGCATTGTAAGCGCCGACAACACGCCCTGTTTTTGGGTCTATAACTGCGCGTGATCCAACTTGGCTCAACACGTCTTTCAT